CTCCACAATGTTATACTCAAATGTCCGTACATCAGAACCGTTCTTCATTAAAGCGTATGGATATACTAAATGCTGGTGGTGATCTTTGAACTTTCCCACGGTATAACTACCGGTTGTTTTGATGTCGTGGACGCTGGCCGGCATCAGCTCGTCAATTACCCCATAAACCAAAACATTGCCGTATGCGGTTGGAATAATCGCTTCTACTCTTTGTTGGGTTAATGCTCCTTTGTAGTAGTTGGCAAACTCGCGGCAAAGGTCAATGTGAAAAGTGAAAGTGCGATTGTTGTAAACAGCTTTTATCCCGTAAAGTTTTCCGTCATCGTGATATGCCTTGCTAATTTCCATTATAGAAGATTTACGGTTCTCAATCATACAATCAATGATTTCCCCAAAACACGTTCCTCTATCAGCAGCTTCACTATCGAAAGGTACTCTATTTATCCTATCAATAAGAGATTGGAATTGTTTTTCCCTAAACTCATCCTCATCGCATGGGGGATTATCAGAAAAAGCGTAATATTTTTGATATATCTTATCACTATCTATATAATTTTGATAAGAATCCAGCAACGTTGGGTATATTTTGTAAGATATTTTACTCATTCTTATACCTCCATTTGTAACCACCTGCTGTAAGGAAGTTTCTTCTACCTATACAGCAACTGATAATATTAGCATTGTTAATACCCGTTTGTCTTTCAGCCTCTTTAGCACTTTCAAATGTACTTATTAACGTACCATCCTCTCGACACTGAACAACGGCTTTTGACATCTTCGGGTGATTTATTTTCTTTTTGCTAAACCGTTCGTTTCTTGTTCCGTAATTAGCATTGTATCTCCATGTGCACCATTCTAAGTTAGAAACAGAGTTATTGCTTTTAACCTCATCTTTATGATTTACACATGGTAAATTTTGCGGATTAGGAATAAACGTTTCGGCAACAAGTCTATGAAGAGATTTATATTCTACTTGTTGTTTCCATAGTGATATTCGTAAATATCCACTCCATATTTTATTAGGCTTAATTATCTTTCCTGTTATCTTTCTAAAATTACCATACCTGCTTTTAATAAGCCTATCTAAAGAGCGAACTCTACCAAGGGTACTTACTTGATAGAGTCCTTCATAACCTTGAATGTCTTTCCAAATCTCATTAGGCTGCATCTGAGTAGATTTTAGTTTCCTTATTGAATATCAGCCCCAAAGCCTTTACCTTTGCAGCAAACAAACTTCTCGCCATCATCAAAGAACTACCAACGTGTTCAAACTCATTAATATGAGAGGCGAACTCATTAGCAGACTTGGCATCAGTTATAAATTCGATACTTTCTTTGATTTCCTCTATCACCTTATCATACTTTTCCTGTGCCTCTTTCTTGGCTGCAAGCATACCCAAATACGAATTGATTATCTTGGCGGTGATAAAGTCGTTCTTTGCGGTTGGATTACCATTCTTGTCAAGGATGGTAGGAACTTCCATCACTGAAGGAAGATTGCAAGTATTCTTACCGTCATTTCTTGAAGTTGGGTCAAAAGTGATAGTACGTCTTTGGACGCCTCTTTCGCTTTTCATTTCAAGATAACCGAGCAAATCCAGTTCAGTAACGATAGAGTTGTAGGATTTTTCACGCAAGGCAGGGATAAACACCGTATCATCACCTTCTTTTCTTGTGTCGCGATGGGCAACGAAAATGATGTGCTTGTTAAGCCCCGAAAGTGTTCGTGTCATCCATGAAAACTCTGCATTGATACCGCTCCAATCACGGATGGACGGCTGGCGGGTTCCACACTTGTGAGTAATGATGAAGTCCATCATCTTGCCGATGGTATCTACTACAATGGTCTGATAAGCGGACAAGTCCTCTTGAAGAACTTGCTGAACATCGCTCCATGAAGTGACCTGTACCGTGTCTATATTCTCCAAGTGCGCCATGTTCATGCGCTTCACGCCGTTATCGAAGTCCAACAGCAGCGGTTTCGGTGCGCTCAATGCTACCGTACTCTTTCCCATTCCGGCTTGACCGTAAATCATCATCTTCACGGTGGTCGGGATAACTAATTCATTACTTTTCTTAATCAGTGACATAATCGTAAATTTTATAGGGTTATTTGTTCAGATATTTACTCATTTTAAAAGCATTAATAGCGGATTGTATCTCGAACTTGGAATATATGATAGGAGAATTTCTGGATGAGCCTTTTCTTTTCTTATGCACCAATCCTTCTTTCTCTAACTTTTCCAAAAAGTTAGGTTCATACCCAAGTGTCTTTAACCATCTGAACGCTTCTCTTTGCTTGATTTCATCAGATACAGGAGACCGTTTCTTCTCACTGGCAGCTGCACCAAGCTCCGCCATGTCCATGCAGATATTTTTAAATTCAAATAATTCAAGTCTTACTTCCATACCGTCCAGTTCTTTCAATTCGTTCAACTCTCGTTCTTCGTCCCCTTCTCATATCGCCCTGTTCGTGATAGAGCGAAAAAGAAAAGATGCACAACAGGCAGAAAGCAACAGCCGACCTAATAGTAGGTGAAAAGTCCATCGTGAACTTCATACCAGCTATTCTCTCATATAGCATGGTTGCCAGTTCTCTGCCGTTCCTTACGTTCAAAATCTCAAAAGCTCTTTGCAGTTGGTTGTTTATCGTGCTGACCGCTCGGCATTTGAGGTTTGCAATTTCTTTTTTCTCATACCCTTGTGCATACATTCGTGCCGTAATCTCGCATTCAGGTGTAAGTTCATTAAAAACTCTCTTCATAATCGTGTAAGTCAGCTGATTAATAATTGCGAATAACCTCAATATATCCGGCTTCCCTGTTAGTGTCCACCGAATACAAAGTTTGCTCCTTGTCTATTATCCGATCAATCCTTGCCAGCCTGTTAAGATCAGCTGTACACCTGCGAAGCTGTCCGGCAAGCTTGTCGCTAAAGTCAAAGCTGATTCTGTCATTCTTCTTTTTCAGCTTTTTCTTGATTTCTGTTCTTTCTTTCAGTTCTTTTGCCATAAGAGTAAAATTTAATTAATGATTCGTGGATGGTAAGGGAATCGAACCCCTCTCAATCGTGCCAATTGTTTGCGCAACACGAAGCTCTAACCGATAAGCTAACCATCCGATTAAAAAAGGTGCACTATCCTCACGGACGGCACACCCAGTACAAACACAATATAAAACACGAATATCTAATCTATTATCAGAACAATGCTTTTAACCGCGTTCTTGAAATGATCAAACTTCTGGTTCAAATCACTCCAAGATTTATACCATGTATTTTTCTCTTCAGCTAATTTCTCGTTAGCCTCTTCCAGTTCCTGCACACGCCTTACTAAATCTTCATGCGTCATGCCTCTTAATTCTTCCACTGTCATAATCGTATAAATTTAAAATGTCGTTAAAAAGGTAGGAGTCGAACCTACTTCTTGTAAGCTAAATGAATATATAAATTAGAATATAAGTTAATACCAACAATTAATTGCTTACACGCATTCCAACAATGCTACTTCATAAATTACCGCCCGGCTGGTTTACAAGGTTATTGTGCACTCATACCCATGCGCCTTGTGCCGGATTTGAGGTCTACCTTTTAGCGGTATTACAATTTGTCATTTATTTCAACTCTTTATAAGAGATTCTTATTAGAAAAGCACATCCGGCACATATAACACCCATTATAGTGACAGAGAATATTTTCATAGGACTGTAAGTAGTGATAGCCCCGTAAAGCATACCGGCAGCGCATATACTAACCAATATGGATAAAATGAATTGGACTGTTTTCATAATCGTATAAATTAGTTGGCTCCCCTGAACCAATTCGATTGGCAACATCACGTTATTGTCAGGGGATTTTCTTAATTTTGAGGTGTCAAATCTAAAAATCAAGAAATATGAAACAGTTTATTGAAATTCCCCAAGGGGAAGAGATTGTATTGATTAATGTAAATCACATTTCAGCCATTGAGACTGTCACATTCGGAGAAAAACAACTATGTAAAATTTATGTATCTACTCCCCATCAACGGGATGGTTGGGTTGCTGAGACTGGATGCCTAATAATCCAATCCAATTTTTCACTCTCTCATCTTCGCCAGCTGATAGAAGAAGCTCTTTAGAGGTCTTACCGTCAAGGATGAACTCTACCCAGGCTTGAACGGCTTGGGTAGTTGAGTGTGTGCCTACTTTCAGAAGAAGCTCTTTGCGTAACTTCTGTTCTTTTCTTTTTCTGAAATACTGAAGTATTCTTTTAATCATCTTTCTTCTCTATTTTCTGAACGTGAACCAACCTAAACATTTCGCTAGTAGTGTCTGAGAATAACATATTCAAATCGTAACTATTCGGAGTAAATAGCCTAAGCATCTTCTTGAACTCTACAATGTTGCCATACATATCCCACACACCACGCACTTTAACACCTTTCATAATCATAGTGCCACTAATTGCTACTACGGTTGTTTGCGTTATGTCCCTTATAATCCGGTCTATCTTAACAGGTAGCCCGGCAAGCACCGCATAATCCTTATTATTAAGGAGAGAATCAAAATCAAACTCTTCTTGATTTAATTCTTGGAAAATCATTAAATTACTTGTATCCATAATTTCAAAACATTATTATTGGTTTTCTTTTTTCTTCTCTTATGTTGTTATTAAACTTATATGTGTTGCGGTTTTTATAACGTTTAATCCGTTCTTTAATCCACATCTTTATATATTCATGCTCTAATATAGCGTAAATGGCACTACCAATAATAAAAGCGATTAGTGCCGAAATTGCCACCACCCCAGTTACAAAAACAAAATGAATCCATAGTGGATATTTATCAAAATAGACCCCTCCAATTTTATAAGAGTCTGGTATATTACCCATGATTAAGAATAACATAAAAACGAATGTACAAGAACCAATGGTAATGGAAATACCTTCTTTCATAATCGTGTAAATTAAAGTTTGTGCCTGTACCCTAATCGAATAGTAGAACCGTATTTCAGTTCAGTACAAGCTATATCTAGACCTTTCAGCGATACTTGTGCCTAACCAAGCATACTCATCACACTAAAGACAAATTGGCGTGCTGAAAGTAAAAATCATTTCAAATTCATATAGCCTTACCACCGTTCACCGCATTTCTGCTATGGCGGCTTCTATATTTCGTTATCTTTGGTTGACCTAAAACGGCTTATAGTATTACACCGTAAAGGCTTTTACAGGCTTGTCAAAGAACTAATCAATAGTACCCTACCCGATTCTCGCTATCGGTTGCCGTTCAATCCGTCTGTAGGGCTGTCGTGCGTTGCATAATCGTGTATTATGCGTATCGGCTGATACCTTGTACCCGGCATAGAGCATCGTAGTCCATGCCATCATCTTCACAAGTTTCAAAACCTTTTAAGGCATCTTCCAAACTGTCTATCTCATCCGTTATCAACTGGATAGCTTCTTTTTTGCTATCAGCATTGAACATCAGGCAGACAGCCTCTTCATCATTGTTATGGGCAGCCTCTAAATCTTTATAAAGGCTATCCAACTGCTGGTTAATCGTGTAAGCATTCATATCCATATCTTTTATGCGATTGACATCAGATTAGCTTTTTTGAAGCATCTGAATTCTTGGCGTTCAGTATCATAGTAAGTCTGGACGGTATCATTCTTTTTTCTGTTGTCAGTACCAGTAATGGCAGGCATCAGCTTTTCATTTAGTGTACCGTATGCCTCACGAACGGAACCGTCCACTTTTTTGAAGTAGAACTTCACTATCTTCTTTTTCATCTCACCTTTCAACTTCAAGTTAGCCCAAGCGACCTTCATTGCTTCGCTCATGGTGTAGCCATTACGCTTAACGAACTGCCAAGCAAGGCTCATTACTTCGTGTAAAAATTCTCTTGTTCTCATAATCGTGTATTTTAATATGTTTATACTATTTATTTGCATCAATCCGTTTTGCATCTTTGTATCGTGATTGATTGATGATGCAAATGTAACAACAACTTGCGTAATACGCAAGCAAAACTATACAAAAATGCAAGTTATTTGCAAAATAATCTACAGTATATTGATTATCAAGCGATTAAAAATATCTATATTTAAATTATATATGAAAGAGAATGAAGTTATTAAAAATATTATCCAAATACGTAATTTACAAGGAATTACAAAACGGAGTATGGCAGAGGCATTAGATATTAACGAAGCCTCTTATGGGAGAATTGAGAGTGGTAAGATTGCATTGGCGTATAGTATGCTTGCGAAAATTGCAAGTGTATTCAATCTTTCAGTGGTTGATGTTATCACTTATCCAGATAAGTTTGAAAAAAAAGAAATTATAGGGGAAGAGCCAGTTGAAGCTATCCTTCAGATTAAACTCAAAAAAGACAAAAAAGACCAAGTATTAAAACTTGTGTTTGGTGATAACAATATTGAAATATTAAATAAGTAATGGAAAAAGCCCATTTGTTTATTGGATGTTCTGTTGGTTCGCTTCCTTTTGCACGAGCCATTTCGGATGATTTGCAATTTGATTTCGATGTTAATATATGGTGCCAAGATACATTTAAGCTAAATCATACCACATTAGAAGATTTAATGTCAGAACTTGAGGATGCGGATTTTGCATCTTTTGTGTTCTTGCCGGAAGACGAATTAAATAAGAAGAACATCGTAAAACTTTCAGTAAGAGATAATGTTTTATTTGAGTATGGATTATTTTTAGGGAAATTAGGAAAAGATAGGGTTTCGTTCTGTACTATATTGAATGCAGAAATGCATCTCCCGACAGATTTGTTAGGCGTTGAGTGTGGGAGATTTCAATATCCATGCAAAAATCTTCAATCTTCAGTTTCACATTATTGCAATGCTATAAGAAAGCAAAAAGAAAAATTGGGTGAAAACTATTTGATGTGCAATAAGAGAAATGAAGTAAAAAATATCATAGACAATACAAATGAGTCTGATTTCTACTTAGCTAATTTTGGAGACAAAAGGAGTGATATTATATCCAAAGCGAAGAAAAGGCCTGATACTGAACGTGGCAACTATGATATGTATGCTATAAATAAATATGTAGATAGGTATTATTATTATCATTCCGATATTTTCTATAAAGGAGAAACAATAGAATCGTATCAATTAGCTCTTTTCCCACAACTTATTCTTTGTTGTTTAGGTGATTATAGAAAACGTATCACAGAATTAACGGACAAATATGGAACTCCCATAAATAGCAATATAGATATTTACTCGTTTAATAATTCTAATGGAGATTATACCAAGAATGACGATTTCATGATTGGGCAAGAGATAATGAACGGATTTAAAGAGTTTTGTTACCAGTTTAAATATAATAAAATGGTCATTACTTGTGTTCTTTCTAAGCTAAAGAACAAAACTAAAACATCAATCTACTCATACTCAATAACTACTATTTACGAAAAAGAATAACAGCAAGCTAAATATCTAAAATTATGATTGACTTTCTAACCATCATACTCCTAATATTCGGAGTATTACAAATTATTCTCTTCTTCAAAGTATGGGGAATGACAAACGACATCAAAGATATAAGGAACAAGTATCTCAAAGACGAGGATGAGAAACAAAGAAAAAACACAGAGCATGACGCTATAACCAAAATAAGTGGCGGTTCCAAACCAACAATATAAGCCGGGCATCATTTCCCGGCTTTAACATGAAAATCTCCTTTGTTTCAACATTGTTTCAACATCAAACGAAAACGAAAAATATAAATAGGTGACAAACAGCAGATTAAGAAGTAGAAAAAATTAGCCAGATGAGCTAATACCCCGCGAAATAATAACGATGCAAAGATACATAGAAAATCAATACTACAAAGCTTTTGAGAAAGTTTTTTTCATGTGAACAAAAAATTTTATTTATCACTTTTGCATCAAAGAGTTACTGTTGCGTAAAATTGTTAACCAATAGTTGACCAAGTTTAATAGCACATAATAAGCAAATAGCCCCGACTTATCACAAGTCAGGGCTACCTAAATTTATAAATTTAAAGTTTTTATGAAAAATCATTGTTGTATCAATGCCTGTACACCATCGGCACAACAATAATCACAATAGTTACATAAACACACGTTCTAACTTAATTGTTCAAACAACATAAATTCTTTTTCCTTTTATGTTTTCCATATTACACAAAGGACAAAGGGAAAAACATTCAATGGATCTGCTACTCAATCACCGGAAACAGAGAAGAACCAAAGGAATCTAACAAGACTTCAATGGCAAATATATTATAGACAAAAAATCACTATAAATTTATGTAACTAACCTCTGTTTATACAGAAGACTTCATTGGTGAGTTTACGATGTATTCAGCTAATGAATAACAACTATATGTCAAAAATGTACAGAATGGAAAGAAAAATTATACTGAAGCATCTTATAAAAAAGAATCATCGCTCAATCGGATGAAACCTGACATTATCCATATCAGCCCGGCAAAAAGCATGAAGGGAGAAATATACCGGAAATTCCTAGAAGAGAAAGAAATATTTATGTCCGCCAATAACGAACTCACCATAAATATAATCAAGGGTTGTATTTGACAACTCTGTGATTGACTAGGCAAAAAGAGGTGTAAAAGTTGTCTTAAACCTCCTCTATCGGCTTGGACCAAACTTCCTCTTTCGTTTCTTTACACATTACGGAAATAGTTCCTCCAACAAAATCCTTCACATATCCTTTGCGTTCAGCCAACATATCTTCAGCCATTCTAATAGCCTTAGCCTTATCCTTCAATGAAAATCCTTTATTAGCAAAATCAGTACCTTCTTTAAAATATATATCATAAGTTTCCAT